TGATGCCAGTCGGACTGCAACTCTTCAAGGTGCAACAGCTTCTCACCGTTGGGGCCTTTACGGTCTTTCAGGCGCATGCTGGCAAGAATGCCGGGTTCGCCACCAAAGTGATGCAACACACCTCGATATGGTTTTGGCGCGGCATCTTCTTCGGCTTTTAAATCTCTTATTTGGTTATATAACTTATTCCATTGATCTTGCTCTTCATTGTTTGTGTTGGGGGCGCGGCGCAGTTTGGCCTCCAACTCCATAATTTTTTCTTGGTTATCAACACCTTTTGGCGCTTTGATCAACATCTCACGGTAATTGCTACCGCCGGGCAACGTGTAATTGCCGTGATATGTGCGATGCTCTTGTGTCTCGCCCTCTGGCAAATGTCTGTTTATTCTTTCGTCAGCAAGCTCCAAAGCTTCTTGCCGAGCTTGATCGTATGTCAGTCCGCCTTCAATGAGGTCATCAAGTGCTTCTTCATATGCTTTATCCCAAGCTTGATTCCGAACTTTATTGTCCTTAACTTGTTCGCCCAAAACTTTTTCGCCAATGGCTGGCGCTGGTCGGATGGCAAGGTTTGCCATAAACTGGTCGTGAGTCATGCGAGGCATACCCATAACGTCCGTCAGGCCGCGCTCGTGAAGCTCAGTAGGCTTGATGCCAGTGATGCCCATCAGTTCCTTCATGAACTCGGCACCAGTGCCCACCTTGCGCTTCATCATGCCTGCGGCTTTGTCCAGCGCAGAGTGGAATGGCTTGCCCTGTCCGACCAGTTGTTTCATAGTGGGCGTTCCTCGATCTCTAAGTGATGGGCATGGGTAATGCCGCCGTGGGCCTTGTGTAGCTTCTTGCCCTGCACATCTGAACCAGCAGGTGCTACCAACAGCTTCTCATACACAGGATGGTGCTTGCCTTGAATTGAGATGCGACCAACCTCGTCACCCACACCGAAGATGTCGCCACGGCTGTGCGGTCTAAGTGTTGGGTTCTGACCAGTCATTGTGTTGACCAACTCAGCAGGTGAGGCATAGTGCGTTGACAGGCCATAGTGATGGCCCTTGCCGCTCTTCTCGATGGTGGCAAGGAATGCCAAGTTCTTGAGTAGCTCGTCGCCGCCTTCGTGCTTGAACAAGCCCTTGCGTACCAGATTGCTCTTGGTAATTGAGCCGTACTTGGGGTCAATATGAGTCAGGTCAGACTTGATGCCAGACATCATTGGTCGTCCCGTGTTGGGATCAATAGCTACACCCAAGTCGTGCATGATGTCAAAGTCCATCGGTTCGCCAGTCTGCGGGTTGATGTAGGAACCTGAAGGAAAGCCTTCACGCCCTTGACCAGTCTGCGCCAGCACTCGCTCGATCATCTTCTGTTGGAACGGATGCTTCACAGGATCGGCAAACCAGCGGTTGGGTGCCGGGACAATAGGCGTGCGTCCTGCCTCCTGCAACTTTTGGATCATCTCTTGAACCGATGGGAATTTGGGGTTGCCGCCACCAGCCATGTGCGCCAATCCTCCCTCCGCCTTATCCGTCAGCAACTTCACTGGGCCAGACATCTTCTCCATGTTAGCAACGCCTTGCATGCGGCGGTTAAAGTCTTGGCCTTGTTGGCGCATCTGCTCTTTAAGCTCGGCAAGCTTGGCGGCTATGTCAGGTGGTGGGCCTGATGGCAATGAGCCACCAGTTGCCTTATGAAGTTCGAGCTTGATTTGAGCGATGGACTTATTCATCAGTTGATTATCCTATCAGTGGGCAATCATCACAAGCCGCTGGGCTCTCGCAACTCCGCTTGCATCTTGCGCCATCTAAGCCAGTCTTTGAGCGCGTGGATCGCAACCTGCTCGTTGACTTCGGCTGTAGCAAGAGTGGCAATTTCAAATCGGTTTTCACACACCGTGGTGCGGACTCCGTCCATGTTGACAATTCTTTGGTAAGACTGCTCTGATTGATCGACATACAAGAAATCTCCTTCACCCATGATAACCCCTTTGTAAGTGTTTGTGATTACTAAACTGATTAGTACTTCTTTGTGTTTACTAAACTGATTAGTATTGTCATGCCGCATAAGGGTTTTGTCGCCCCTTCATGTTGTAGATTTCTGCGTCGCTGATGTCTTCAGGCAGGATCTCTTCGCGCGGTGGTGCGTCGATGCTGATCCAGCCAGCGTCCCGCAGGTATCTTAGCCCCTGACTAATACAGTCCACGAACTCATCGTGCTCAGTGCCCTCAGGGAATGAACAGATCTGGCTCACCATGCCCTCTGCCCAGTCTTTGACGAAGCCTTTGTTCTTGCTGGACTCTGGCACCCACACGCGCCCAGCCTTGATGATGTTGGCAACGATGGATAACCGTTGGATCTTGTCTGCCTTGCCGGGGTTGTAGGCATGCACTGGAATGTGTCCGCGCTGTAAGTCTTGGATCAGGGATATGCCTGCGCTCTTGTCCTCCACCAGCACCAGATCCACCAGCTTGCGGTCGCGGCCCTCGCCGTACACCGTCTCGTACTCGTCGATCACCTTGGGGCGCAGGTCGGGGTATTGCAGGTGCTCCTGCCAGCAGTCCAGCACCAGCACGCTCATGCCGCCATCCATTGGCTTGAACACGCCCAGCGTGATGGAGCCTGTCGGATCGTTGTAGGTCTTGTCGCTGGTGGCACAGTCGTAGGACTGGATGATGTACTCCAGCTTGGGGAAGGCTTTGCCGTCGGGCCATAGTCGGAACCAGTCCCGCTTCACAATGCCGCCCGACTCCGGGTCGATCAACTGAGCGTGGATCTCCTGATCTCCCAGCTTGGTGCCCTCGTATTGCAGGATCTGCTTTTGGAACGCTGGCGCTAGGTTGGCGATGTTGACGTAGGTCGATGCTCTGGTCACCACCACGTCGTCGCCATCCCGATCCAGCAGGCTCATGATCAATGGCTTGGGCTTGGGTGTGGTGGACGCAATGATCTTGGTGCCGCGCTTGCCCATCAATCGCACGCAGAACTGGATCATGTCCCATGTGTCTTGGATGTAGTCCCATGCCGCCAACTCGTCCAGCCATGCGCCGTGGTATTGACCGCCGCGATGGCGCTCAGGCTCTGATGCTGGGATGCCCGTGATGATGGAGCCATTCCATAGCTTGATCTGATGCAGGCTCTTGTTGTAATCCACCACCAGTTCCTTAGGGATTACCGCCAGCAGTCCTGACTCGCCCTCAAAGCAGGTATTGCGTAAGTCCATGCTAGTGGGAGCCGACACCAGCCAGCGTGTGTTTGGCTCACTTGCCGCCCAGTAACCCAGCGTTTCCGCACTAGTGCGCGTCTTGCCTGAGCCTCGTCCACCCAGCATCAGCCATATTGTCCAGTCGCCTGATGGCTCCAGTTGGAACTTGTGCGCCTTCTTGTTCCACTCAGCACGCCATTGAAATGTCAGTTGTTCTCGGGGATCCAGCTTCTTGAAGCGCTCTCGGATCTCCTTGCTGGACAAGATGCTGATGATGTCGCTCATTCTGCCTGTCGCTGGTTTGCGTACAGCTTGAGCACCTCGTCAAACAGGTCGAAGGCTCCTTCCACTCTCACTGGTGCGTCTGGATCACCTGCCACTTCCATTCTTGCCAGCTTGGGCACATGGTACTCAACCACGCTTTGGAACATGTCGAATGCCTTTGCGGGGTTAGGTGGCACGATGTATTTGTCCGACTCCGTCTCAGGGTCGTACACCTTCACACCTTGTGCTACCTGATCAAGCCACTCAGTGAGCCTGTGAGCGTTTCCATCGACGAATGAGGCTATGGCCTGTCTGGCTTGATTTGTCGCCTTGTTGGGCGTTCCTGCTACCCTGCCGCCTGTCTTCTTACCCTCTGCCATGACACTCTCCTCTAGAAACGTCTACTTTAGACGTTATGTGAGTGTTGGCTAACTTAGTATCGGTCATGTTTCAGTCCTTTCATCGCGCAATCATTTCAGCGCTTGTTAGGACTGAAGTATATCAATCCCTTTCAGACTGTGTAAGTCTTTTCGATGCCCATGCCTTGTATGCCTTCAGTTCTTTGACCTCTGTCTTAAGGTCGGTGATCTCCGTCTTCTGGTACTTAATCAAGCTGTTGGCCTGCTCTATCCAGTCGTGTACTTCGGCAGGCATGCGGTATTGTTTCTCTTCGGCGGGTTTGGGCGCGGCCTTAGGTGTCGTTTTGGTGGCGGTCTTTTTTGCTGGTGTTTTGCTGGTCATGCTTAATCTTTCAGTTTTAAATTGCGAAGTGCCAATTGGCGTTGTATTTCTTTCAAACTTTTCATTCCAAGATTATGTATTTTCATTAAATCACGAGCAGAATATTCAATAAGTTGTTCTATAAATTCAATATTTTCTGCCAACAAACAATTTTCAGCACGAACCGTCAATTCTAATTTTCGGATCGATGTTCCGTTTGTTATTTCCAATGTTGGATTCTTTTGGCTTTTTCGTATAGCTGATGCCAATACTTCTTTCGCCGCAAAGACTTTATAAAAATCTTCCGAGCCAGTTGGTGGTGATACTGCTCGCAATAAATTGAGTGCAGTCTCGCAAGCTATGAAAGCCGGGTCAGTTGGATAATTTAAATTCATGCCGCCACCTCTTCTGCTAATTCTGTCAATGCCTTGGCAAGCTTGAGCGCCTGCTCTTTTGAAATTGTGGTGTATACATGGGCACCAGCCATGACAAGGCTGATCCATATGCCATCGTCATACTCGCTGACGCTGATCTTGTGCTCGTTGTGATAACACTTGATTGTGAAGTCTTTTTCCATTTTGCTCTCCTTTTAAACCTGCAACATTGCAGTAATTTGATGGGGCCGAAGCCCCATTTTCTCAATAGGTGTAGAAGCCTGTGATTGCTCCGATATATCCGCCATTTGCAGTTGAGCGGCTGAACATCTCGCTATAGTCCAGTGCGCCCACCCAGCGATTCCATGTGGGGATGAAGAATACAACGTAGCGAGGTGCCTTGCCGTCACGGTCAAAATATTTACCAGCGGCCTCTGCGGCCTTGGCAGTTGCTTTCTCTGCCGCCTGCTGTGTTGCATAGTTCTTGCAAGGTTGCTTGTTGGTCAAGCGGTATTCTTCAATGCGTGCTGTCAGTGTGTTGATGATGTTCATGTTGATCTCCTGATTTAAACCCGCTTCATTGCGGTAAAAGAACTATAACATAAAATTAGATAGTTAGATGTTTAGGTGTTTACCCTAATGTTTTGGTCGGCAGGTGTATTCGCTCATCGCGCTGGCTTTCTGAATTGCACGAAATGCATTTGCACTGGCGCGTCCGTCAGCATGTTTATGTGCAAGCTCCCTAAAAACAATCTGCATAAAGGCATCAGAGTCCCCGCCCTCGTCTTCAATCACCAGCAGGCTGAATGCCAGAAGATTAGTAGCAAGATAGCTTGCTACGCTCAAAGTGCCTTCCACGCCGTGTTTGTCCATCATGCGTTCCAAGAGTCGCGCAACAATTGGATTTAACCGACTTTGCACGGCAACCATCTCCGCCAGCTTGGCTTCAAGTTCTTTTTTGTTCATTTGTTGTCCTCGTC